AAAAACATCTTGAGAGCAAAAAGCATAATGCTACAAAATGCTACATAGATGCTACAGAAAATTCGCTGCAGTGTTTATGCGGTAAAAAATATAAACATCATTCAAGTTTTTACAGGCATAAAAAAAAATGTAAAATTTGGATAGAAAATTTGGAAAATAAAATTGAAATTTCCGAAAATTTCCAGAAAATTTCAGAAAATTTGGAAAATTCAAAAAATTCCGAAATTTTAAAACATTCTGAAAATATTGAAAAAACAGAATATATTGAAAATTCTGAAAATTCTGAAAATATTGAAAAAACAGAAAATTTAAAAAATAAAGATTCCATTGATTTTAAAGAATTATTAATTCAATCTATGGAAGTTATAAAAAAAAAAGATGAACAATTAGACAAATTAATACCATTAATAAGTGAAAGTAAAATTATTAATAATACAACAAATAACACAAATAATAATACGACAAATAACAATCAATTCAATATTAATGTATTTTTAAATGATACATGCAAAGATGCTCTTAATTTAATGGATTTTGTAGATTCTCTAAATTTACAATTGAAAGATTTAGAAACAACCGGTAAATTAGGGTATGTAGAAGGTGTATCACAAATATTTCGTGATGGTTTGAATAGTTTAGAATTAACGAAAAGACCAATTCATTGTATAAAAAATGATGAAAGCATATATGTTAAAGAGAATGATATTTGGGACAAAGAACTAGAAGATAAGAGTATTATAAAAAAGGCAATAGAAAATGTCGGAAAAAATAATTTTAAACAAATACCAAATTGGATAGATGAAAATCCAGATTGTGTTGATAGTGGAACAAATAAAAACCGTCAATATATGAAAATTATAGAGAATTCAATTACAAACAATCAGCATGATGTAGAAAAAATAATAGAAAATATTAAAAATGAAGTTATTATCAAAAATGAATAATATATTTATTTTTATTTTATTTAGTATTTTAAGTATAAAATTTTAACTTAATGTATATTATATGTTCGATTTAAATATTAATCATTATAATGAAAAAGAATTAGAAGAATTATTTGGTTTTGAAAATGATAATTATACACTTGAAGAATTAAATGATAAATATATAAAAATATTATCAAACGTAAATCAAAAGCAAAATATAAACTATGAAGTTAAAGAAAAAACAATTAATTTTCTAACTATAGTGAAAGAACAATTAATTAATAAAAAAGGAATAATAACTGATTTGTATGAAGAAAATAATCACTTTCTTATAACAAATAAATTAAATACAAACCAAAATGTATTAGACCATTTTGAAAATGACATAATTAACCCAATTAAAAAACAAATAACGTATAAATATTTAAATATTGATTCAAGATTTAGAGATAATTATTCAACAACAACAGCAAGTAATTTTTCTGTATCATTGGATGTAAAGTTGAACGAATGTTTAGAATTATCATTAAAATCAATAGAACCACCAAGCGAATTTAATACTATAAGTTCTTTATTAAATAATAATTATTTTACGGTTGATATAGATGGTACAAAAACAGTGATTGAAGTAGATGATGGAAATTATACCAATAATATATCCGGTTTATTGAGTAATATTAATTCAAAATTAAATACATTGGATTGTTGTATGAATTATGTTGATGCAAATTCTAAAATAACATTTAAATGTAATGCAACACCAACAAATATAAATTTAGATTTTGATATAAATAAAAATGGTTATACAGATAATGTAGATTTAGAAAAGAAATTAGGATATATATTAGGTTTTACAGATGGTTCATATAATACAAATGCTGCAAATAGTTATGAAATAGTTTCTACAAGAAAGCCAAATGTAAATACTTTAAGATATTGTTATTTAGTATTAGATGATTTTCAAAATAATGTAAATCCAAATTTAATAATAGACCAGAATAAAAATATAACACAATCATCAATTATTTCACGTATATCTTTATTAAATTATGAAAGAACTGTAGATTATTTAGTAAATCCATCAAGAATATATTTTGGTCCAACTGATTTACAAAAATTTAAAATTCAGTTAGTAGATGATTATGGAAGAATAATGGATACAGCAAATTTTGATTTTTCATTTATGATAGAAGTTAAAATAAATTATAATGTTTAAATAAATATTTAAAAAAAAATTGATTAAATATTTATATGAGTAGCATAAATGCAACAACTGTTATGGAGACAAAAGAAAATACTTTAAAAGATAATATGAATTCTCTTTCTACGAATTGGAAATTATGGGGTCATTTACCTCATAATAATGATTGGTCAGTAAGTAGTTATATAAATTTGGCAAGTATTAATTATGTTGAGGAAATGATAGCATTATGTGAAATATTACCAGAAAAGTTAATTAAAAATGGTATGTTATTTATGATGAAAAATGATATTAAACCAACTTGGGAAGATGATAACAATAAAGAAGGAGGGTGTTTTTCATTTAAAGTAATGAATAAAAATGTATATGAAATATGGAAAAAAATGATACACTTAATGCTAGGCAATAATATTAGTAATAATTCTAATTTTACTAATAGTATAAATGGATTAACAATAAGTCCAAAAAAGAACTTTTGTATAATAAAAATATGGACAAGTAATTGTTTACAACAAGATCCTAATATAATAAATACTTCATTAATAAAAGGTTTAAATATTACAGGTTGTATGTTTAAAAAACATATAGTAGATAATTAAAATAATAATATTACAATATTTATACTATAAATGATATTTTTTCTATTAATATTTATTAATTTAAATACCTTTCCCTGTTTTTTTAATAATTATTTTAAAAACAGTTTTGGAAATAAAATAATTGAAAATAAATATAAATTTGATTATCCGAAATACATTGTAGATAATAAAAATATATTGCATAAAATAGATAATTCAAATTTAAAAAAAGATATAATAACAATATCACCATCTGGTTTATATGGATTTTATACTTTTGGTATATCTTCAGTATTGAAAGAAAATATAGATATGAGTAAATATACATTAAGTGGTGTATCATCTGGTTCATGGAATACATTATATTTATCATATAATGGTGATGATGAAAATTTCAAAAAAAATTTATTAAAAGAAAACTTTATTTCATGTAAATCAATAATGGATTTTCAAAATAAAATGAAAAATAGTATTTTAAAAAATTATGATATAAAAGATTTCAATACAGAAAAAACATATATAACATTAAATGGTTATCATAAAAAAGAAATGAAGACATTATTATATAATAATTTTACAGATTTAGAAGATATGGTAAATTGTTGCATTGGAAGTAGTAATATTCCGTATATAACTGGTGATATAATATATAATTATAGGGATGTATTGGCATTTGATGGTGGTTTTAGTGAAAATCCTTATTTAGTTAAAGAAAAAGATTCAGTTCTTCATATATCAAAAGATATGTATGGTCGTTATAAAAATATTCATAATTCATTTGATACAACATTGAATTTAATAGAATTATATGAAAATGGTGTTAAAGATGCAAAAAAAAATTTACATCGTTTGAATATTTAACAAGAATATTACAAATAAAAAACATATAAATATTTGTAATTGTATTAAGTGTATTTGATAAATTATTTTTGATAAATTATTTTTCAAGTTCTTGTTTTTTTTCTTCTATTTTTTTTAGTAGTAAATCTAAAAATTCGGTTTGTTCATTGTTTACCACACCAACTACTGTATAATTGTACATTTCTCTAAAATTACGAACCTTAACTTTTGCACTATTTAATTTTTCCATTGTTTTTGAAGAATTAATATCTTTTAAGTCCTCTTTCACATGGTTGTAAAATTCTGGGTTGTATTTGTGTAATTTTAATTTTTCTTTGATTTCTTCATCTAGTAATGATTCTGGTTTAATTATTTTGTTTTTTTGATTTTTTTGATTTTTTTGATTTTTCATTCTATGTAATTTACAATTTTGAGAATTTTGACATGGAGTTCCTTTTTTAGTAATAAATCCACATATATATGAATATGTACAATTAGGTAATTTTTTTTTATTTTGCATCCATGCATCACTTGCTTCATCAAAATCAATATTTACTTCATAGCATTGCATTTTATATTTTTGAGAGTATTCTTATTTTGTTATGTAAATAGTATTTTACATTTAAAAAATCAATTTTTATATTATATGTCATAAAGTAAAATAAATAATAATTTAAATAGATTAATTATTATTTATATAATGAGAATAATGAATATTAGTTTGTTAAGACCAAGATTATCAACAATAGATGAAGAAAACAGTATTTCAGAAAAATATAATTCAAGTGAAAAAATACTATGTTTTTTTGATGAAATATGTGCAAACTATTATTCTTTCTTTTTTACTATATTAATAATAATAGTATTATTGATTGCGTTAGTATATGTTTCAATAGTATTTCTATAATAATAATATAAATAATAAATATTTATTTATATTAGATGATTTTAATATATAATTTAATATCAATTTGTGTTGTTCAATTTAATTTTTATGCTATTTATCAAGGGTTAGTGTATTATGATTATAATCTATATTACTCAATGAATTTAAGTTTATTTATGGAAAGAATAATAAAGCATTTAACACAAAACATTGAGATATTTAAAAGACCAGTATGTGCAATAGGTTGTGGATTATTTAATGAAGGTGGAAATGCATCTCAATTATCAGGTTTTCCTTCTGGACATATGACATTAACCAGTAATTTTTTTAATAATTTATTAATTACACACGGAAGAAATAATGATAGAAAATACATAATAATTTATAATATTCCGTGTTTATTAATGGCAATTGCCCGATATGGAAAATGCTGTCATGATATTCCTCAAATAATAGGAGGATATATGTTAGGTTATTTAATAGCTTTATTAACAAATGATAATTATCAATAAATAGTTTAAGAACTACTTGGAAGAGGTGCAAGGCATAATTTAATTTCTCCAAGACTTGCAACACTATATTTAACAACAAGTGGCAAATCATTTTCAAGAAAAACTTCAATTTGATTGCATAAATTAGTACATTTAATGAAATATCCTAGATTTTTAAGTGAAAATTCTCCTTGTATAATTTTAGATTGGTCTTGTTTCAATAAGAATTCCATGCTTCCGTCTGATTCAGCACGATGAATTTCTGCAGAAGCAAATTGTCCAGAGCATTTAAAAATTAATTCATTAGCAACAGATTTAATTTCTAGTTTATCAGAAATGCATGATAAATCTCTAATAATTTTTTGAAAATCAGATGAAGGTAGATTAATGATAGAAGAGAATTTAACATCGGGTACTTCTAATTCTTCACTTTCAGGTTCAATTAATCGCAACTTTTGTGTTTTGCATTGTTTAATTTCGCCATTTTCAAATTTAAGTCCTAAATGAGATGTTACACCATCATAAAAATCACTGTTTTCAATATAAATAGTTAGAGTATCATCATTATCAATAGTATTGATTAATTTAAATAAATGAAACATATTAACACCAATAATAATTTTATCTTTTTTACATTCATATAATTCAAAATTTTCTGCGGCTAAATGCAAATGCGCAAGAATAGTATGTGATTTATCCATATTAATAATTCTAATACCATCTTTCTGGAAAGATATATTTGTTTCTAAAAGTATATCTTTTAATGCTGTCATAAGTGTTCTAAATGGAGCAATTTGAACTGTTTTTATAGTTAAAACATTATTTTCTGTATTTGACACACTATTACTCATTATATTTAAAAAATAACGCATAGTTTTTAAATACTTATAAAAAT